ATCACACAAGCAAATACTGAAGCACAATCTATCGACTCAAATATGGTAGCAACTTACTATCCTTGGGTTAAAACAATTGATGTTAACACAAATAAATTAATCACTGTTCCACCATCAGTATTATTACCTGGCGTATTCGCAGCAAACGATAGAGTAGCAGCAGAATGGTTCGCACCAGCCGGTTTAAATAGAGGTGGATTAATCGGAGCAGTAAGTGTATTGAATAGATTAACACAATCTGAAAAAGATTCATTATACGAAAACAAAGTAAACCCAATCGTTCAGTTCCCTGGACAAGGAATTGTAGTATTCGGACAAAAAACATTGCAAGATAGACCATCTGCATTAGATAGAATCAACGTAAGAAGATTGTTATTGACTGTTAGAAAGTATATCGCATCTACTTCTCGTTACTTAGTGTTCGAACAAAACACTTCAGAGACTAGAAATAGATTCTTAAATATCGTTAATCCTTACTTAGAATCAATCCAACAAAGACAAGGTCTTTACGCTTTCAGAGTGGTAATGGATGAAACTAATAACACACCAGATGTAATTGATAGAAACATTATGAAAGGGGCTATCTACTTACAACCAACTAAGACAGCTGAATTCATTCAAATTGATTTCAACATCTTACCAACTGGCGCAGCTTTTAACGGATAATTTAAAAAGTAAATATTTATATAAAGAAAACAATTAAATAGAGAAATAAAATGCCAGAAGTATTAGAGTTTGATAAAATGTTCTATACCAATTTTGAACCAAAGTTAGGTAATAGATTTATAATGGAAATCGACGGTATCCAATCATATATGATTAAAACCGCAGCAAGACCAACTTTCACATCAGAGGTAGTAGAATTAGACCATATCAACGTAAAAAGAAAGATTAAGGGAAAATCTACTTGGGATGATATTAACATCACTCTTTATGACCCAATTGTACCATCAGGTGCACAGCAAGTAATGGAGTGGATTAGAAGCTCACATGAATCTCTAACAGGTAGAGATGGATACGCTGCTTTCTATAAGAAGGATATTACATTCTACTTATTGGGACCAGTTGGTGATAAAGTAGAACAATGGACTTTGAAAGGAGCATTTATTACACAAGCAAATTTTGGTGAATTGGATTGGGCTTCAAATGACCCATTATCAATAGAATTAACATTAGCATATGATTACGCAATTTTAGAATACTAATCTTTAAATTGTTTAAACTTTAAAATAATGATTTTTGAAAAGGGGGTAGATTTTCTACCCTCTTTTTTTATGTCTTATTTAGAACCATTATAAATTTCAAAAATAATTGAAAAAAGACTTGACTTTTATAGCAGAATGTATTACCTTTACTATGTAATAAGAGTTAAAGATATGATACCTCAATTAGAACCAAACGAATTTTTTAGAATAAATTCCTACTATTGGCAAGGTATGGTGTATATTTCATTGGAAACCAAAGATGATAAAACACTTTGCCAGATTAAAGGTTCAAAAAGTAAACCAAAATGGATTAAAACCGAGCAACTTTCGAAAGTATATAAAGATTTTAAAATTTAAACCTTAAAAAAACAAAGATATGAATTATTCAGAATTATCAAAATTATCAGTTGAGGAATTGCGTAACATCAACAAATTAGTAGTTGATTTGATTAAGCAAAAACGTACCATCCAATCATTAGAAAACAAAGTAGGATTGAGAGTTGGTATGAATGTTACAGTAAATCACCCCAAGTTGCGTGGTAAAGAGTTATCTGTTAATAAGATTAACCGAACCAAAGCTACATTAAGTGTAAAGAGTGGTGGTGTGTTTATCGTTCCAATTTCTTTAATCGAATACTAAACTTTAAAATAAATAACATATGGAACTTTTAGATGTGAGAGGTATGAGTGTGATTGAGTATTGTAACTTCGTAGAGGGTAGAGCTATCCATTTGGGAGTTAGTTCGATGGAGTTGAATATTGATTATTGTGAGATGGGTTTGATTGATTGGGAAATGTATGAGAGAGCTAAGGCTGAGTTGTTACAACGTAGGGAGTTGGAATATAATTAAACTATTATTTTTTGAATAGATTAAAAGGAGAGCAGAAATGTTCTCCTTTTTTTATTTTATATATACTTATATATAAACAACAATATAGTTATTATTATGGAACAACAAAACGTAGAACAACAAGTTACAAGAGGATTGGGTGCAACTCCATCCTATGAACAAAGAAATTACCCATTCCCAACAGAGGTTATTAGTTTACCATCTAAAGGATTATGTTATCCAGAAGGACATCCATTATCTAAAGGAGAAATCACAATTAAACTAATGACAGCGAAGGAAGAAGATATTCTTACATCTGCTAATTTGGTTAAGAAGGGTATGCATTTGGATAAACTATTGGAATCCGTAGTTGTGGAGCCGGGCGTAAACCCAAACGATTTGTTAATTGGTGATAAAAATGCAATATTAATATCATCGAGAGTATTGGCATTTGGACCGGAATATGAAGTTACAGTTACCGACCCAAATGAAAACGAACCCGTTAAAACGACTGTAGATTTATCAAAAATTAAAATTAAAGAGATTGATGAATCTATATTGAACAGAAAAAATGAATATGATTTTACATTACCAGTATCTAAAACTTCTATAAAATTCAAATTATTAACGCATGGTGATGAACTAGCAATAAATAAAGATATTGAAGCCATACAGAAAACTACAAAGGGAAGTACGGAAATCACCGCTAGATATAGAAGAATGATTGTTGAAGTAGATGGTAATAGAGATTTAGGTTATATCAGTAACTTTGTATCAAATAGATTATTAGCAGGTGATTCAAAGGGATTAAGAAAATATATAGCTAGTATAAATCCAGATTTAGATTTAAAATTTGAATACGAATCCCCATATACAGGTGAGAAGGAGGCTCTCCGAATCCCATTTGGGTTAGACTTTTTTTACCCTAGCGAGTAATTATTCTGTAATTTTACATCAAAAGATTTTTCAAATGATTTATTATGCCAATGGTGGATTCAATTGGCATGACTTATACTATATGCCTATTAAATTGCGAGAATTCTATTGGAGAGAATTATTAAAGGCTAAAGAAGGTGAAAACGAAGCAATGAATAAGGCTACAAATAAATCTTCATCAAATAATTCTTCTAAAATAAGAAGAAGATGATATTTATATAGGAATATATAACAAAACAAATATGCCTAAAAAAATAAAAATAACAGAAGCAGGTATATCCGATTTTTTCAAAAGTTTTTTTAGAGCAAAAGCTGATGGAAAGGAAAAAGCTTGGATAAACAATTTAGAAAAGAAAAGTCCAGAACTTGCCGATATTTGGAAAGATTACGATGATGTTGTTGCTCAAAATACAAAACGTCATATAGAACTAATGAAATCAATTGGAGCAGATACGTCTCATTGGGATACTTTTGCAAAAAAATACAATATAAAGTAATCTAATTGGTAAATGGCCACTCCTAACGATAAACAACGAAGAGATTTACTTCAAGAAATAGAACTAACTAGCCAACGAATTGCTGAGGCAAATAAAGCTGCCGCTACTGCAACTGGTTCGGAGTTAACACGTCTACAAGATATCGTAGAGCAACAACGAATAATTTTAGGATTACAACAAGACCAATTAGATGTAATCGATTCAATGCAAAATAAAGTATTGAAGAATCTAAAAAATTTCGATGATTTAGATGATACGTTGGTAAGTATATCAAATAGTTTAAAAGGCCATACTACATTACAAGAAAAATTTACAAAAAAATTAGAGTATTCTAAAAATGTAATAACAGACATATCAAGTATAGTTGAAACGGCTGGCTTTGATGATAGACAATTAGGACATATCGATAAAGCTACTAATGCTTATAGAGATATGAATATTTCTATTGCTCAAGGTGCTTCTAAACTAGCACAAGGAAAAATAGGACAAGAAGAATACAATGAATTAGTAAAAGAATCGTTTAAATCATTTGATGAACTTGTAGGCATGATAGATACAAGCACTGCCGCAGGTCAAAAATTAGTTGAAACATTCACACAAGGTAGAGTCGAATTAGAATCATTTGAAAAAGCGGCACAAAGAAGTGCAGCTGCTATGGAGGGTATCACTGCAGCAACCGACCAGTTGGGTAGTAGTGGTATTCCACTCGCTAGCGAATTTAGTAATGCTTTAGAAGATATTACTCGTAATGGTAAATTAGGTAAAGCGGCATTAATTGCATTAGGAGCAGCTGCTGGTGCATTGGCATTTGATTATTTTGGCGCACCCTTAAAAGCCGGTATTAAAGCATCGAATGATATAAAAGAAAATCAAATCGAAGGTGCAAAAAATGTTGCACAGGCTCAAAATGATTTAGCATTTGCAGCAAAACAAGCGGCTTTAGATTTTAGTTATCAATTACAAGAAATGGCTGCACAATTCAATGCAGCATCAAAAACGGCATTATTTGGTAAGGGATTAGGTAGTGTAGGATATGCGGCATCTCAATTACAATTAGCAGGTATATCAGCTGAAACTATTGCAAATGCTACAACTGCGGCATCCAAAGCTGGTAGTGGTTCTCCAAAATTAGCCGCTGATATGGCTATATTTGCAGAAAGAAGTGGTATATCAGTAGATAATTTGG